CGTGGACAGAAAGAACCACTGTCGCTTGAGGCTTGTGCTGAACGCTATGAGTTGGACACAAAGAAGCAGGATACACTGAAAGAATACTTTAAGAAAGGATACAGCACCCGTGACATTCCTCATGCCGAACTTACAGAATATCTCTCTGCTGATTTACATGCTACGCAACAGCTTTCTGATAAGTTGTATTATCGTCTTAATACAGAATCTGATGCGGGTCTTCTCAGCACAGTTGTGCTTACCAATGAAGTTGCAGTACGTCTCTCACGAATTTATCAGCGTGGGTTCAATGTTGACTTACAAAAGCTGGAAGAAGTTCGTACAGAGTTTGAGCAAGAGAAGCAGGAACTGATTAAAGACTTGCAGGTTCATGTTCGTAAGGTAATGGGTGACACTCCAATCAATTTGAACAGCCCAGAGCAATTGTCTTGGGTCATCTATGGCCGCAAGGTTCTGGACAAAGCGGATTGGGCAACTAAAGTGGACCCATACATGGACGATGTGGATTTCCGTAATATGATCTCATATGGCACAGAGAGACTGTATAAAACAAAAGCTGTGCAATGTGATGAGTGCAAGGGCAGTGGATACATTCGCAAGGTCAAGAAGAATGGTCAGCCATTTGCCAAGCCTAACAGATGCCCTAAGTGCAACACAGAGGGCTATCTGTTCATTGCCACAGACAAGCTGGCTGGTTTCAAGTTCAAGCCACCATCAGCTAAATGGGCAAGTGCAAATGGATTCAGCACAAGTAAGCAGAACCTTGAAGTCCTTGAAGGTGCAGCAAAGTCAAAGCAAATGCACGATGCTGCTGATTTTCTTGGTAAAGTTAAACGTCTTAGTGCAGTGGACACTTATCTGTCATCCTTTGTCGATGGCATTAAACTGCACACTAAAGCAGATGGTAAACTGCATGTCCGTCTGCTACAGCATCGCACATCAACAGGACGTTTGTCTGGTGCTGATCCAAACATGCAGAACATGCCACGAGGCGGTACCTTCCCTGTAAAGAAGGTATTTGTGTCTCGCTTTGAAGGCGGCAAGATACTTGAGGCTGACTTTGCACAGCTAGAGTTTCGTGCTGCGGCTTATTTATCACAGGATGGAGTTGCAATTGAGGAAGTTTCTACTGGATTTGATGTTCATGCATACACCGCTAAAGTTATTACCGATGCTGGTCAGCCTACGGATAGACAGACTGCGAAGGCGCATACATTCGCGCCGCTATATGGAGCAACGGGATTTGGCAGAACAAAGGCGGAAGCAGCGTACTACGAACACTTCACGGACAAATACAAAGGCATCGCAGCTTGGCATTCCAGACTGGCTAAAGAGGCTATAGGAACGCAGAAGATACGCACACCAAGTGGACGTGAGTTTTCATTTCCTGATGTAGTCCGCAAGGCTAGTGGTAGGGTGTCCTACTTCACACAGATAAAGAACTACCCTGTTCAGTCTTTTGCTACAGCGGACATTGTGCCAATCGTTCTTATACACATTGATGACTTGCTAACTGACATGCAATCGTGTATAGTGAATACAGTTCACGACAGTATCGTGATTGACGTACACCCAGAAGAGGAGCAAAAAGTATTGGATGTAATAAACGAAACAAACAAAGTGCTAAAAGATTTGATTACAATGAGATGGGGTATTGACTTTAATGTGCCTCTCCTGTTAGAATCAAAAATCGGACCAAATTGGCTTGACACAAAAGATGTGGCATGATATAACTATGGCTTTCACACTAAGAAAGGAGCAACAATAATGACTCAACTCACAACTATTGATACTAACAACTATGCAGCTATGGCAAAGGCTATGGGCATTGCTAACGAAGGTACTTCAAGCAACACCAGCAGTCTTGCTCGTATGCGAATTAGTCACTCCCCAATCATGGGTCCAGCAGAGGTGAACGGTAAAACGGTAAACGTCGAAGTCGTGGAAGGTGGCACATACAAACTGGAAGTTCCAGACGGTCCCACATATTACGCTTCCAGCGTTAAGATTCGTCCGTTCATGCAGAGGTTTATGTATAAGCGTTTTGTTAAGGGTACTGACAAGATCCCTAATCGCTACATTAAATCTCTTATGTCTGACACTCTCAATGTTGATTTGAAAGACAATGACGGTGGGTTTAACTGTGGTAAACCTGCTGGATACATCAAGGACTTCAAGGCTCTGCCAGAGAAGATGCAGACACTGATTAAACAGATCAAGCGTGTTCGTGTCGTCTTTGGTACAGTTGAGATGCTTAATCCTGTAGACGAGAAAGGGCAGGAAACATCTCTTGAACCTACACCATTTATTTGGGAGGTTGATAACCGTGATGCATTCAAAGAGGTTGGCACCAGCTTTGAAAAGCTGGCTAAGATGCAACGTCTTCCTGTGCAGCACATCATTACTGCCAACACAGCAGAACGTAAGATTCCAACTGGTAAATCATTCTACGTACCTGTTGTGTCTCTTAATGTAACCAATACTATTGAACTTACAGAAGAGGACCAGAGTCTTTTCGGTGATTTCATGAGTTGGGTAGACAATTACAATAACTACATCATCAATGCGTGGTCCGAAAAGGCCAATGCTGACGTTGACGAAGATGAGCAGGAGATTATTGATGACATTGTAGATGTTGAAATCGAAGAAGAGGTAGCATAATGAACCACCCTGCTGAACTGGCGTTGCATCAATACATGGAGAATGCTGCTAACGGTAAGTCCACTATGTCAATAGAGACTATCCAGCAAGTAGGTCTTGATGTTATGGGTGCGCTTGGACGCCAGTTTGGTGGGGGCAATAAGCGTGACGAGTTTGGTCTGCGTATGTCTAATGTAGGCAGACCGACTTGTCAGCTTTGGTTTGAGAAGAATGAACCAGAGAAGGCATTGCCCCTGCCAACAACATTCGTGATGAACATGATGCTTGGAGATATTGTTGAAGCTGTCTTCAAGGGTCTACTCAAAGAAGCGGGAGTGCAGTATGAAGATGATGAAAAAGTTACACTCAACCTTGATGAAAATACATCCGTCTCTGGCACCTACGATATTGTTATTGATGGTGCTGTTGATGATATTAAGTCAGCATCTAATTGGTCTTACACTAACAAGTTTGAGTCCTTCGATACACTGAGCAAGGGTGACGCATTTGGTTATATATCTCAGCTTGCTGGCTACGCTAAAGCGTCTGGTAAACGTGCTGGCGGATGGTGGGTAGTCAACAAAGCCAATGGACAGTTCAAGTATGTACCAGCAACAGGGCTTGACGTTGAGAAAGAGGTAGCCAATATTAAAGAGACGGCAGAGGCTGTTGAGAAGAACGAGTTCAAGCGTTGTTTTGAAGCAGTCGATGAAACATTCAGGGGCAAACCTACAGGTAACAAGGTTCTGTCAACTGAGTGTGGATTCTGTCGTTATCGTTTCGCTTGCTGGCCCGGACTAGAGGAAAGACCTGCGGTAGCATCACAGGCAAAGCAACCCAAGACTGTAGCGTATGTATCATTGGCGGATGAATATGCCTAACGCAAAACAATTCCGTGCAGCACGGAAATATGGATATAGGAGTGGACTAGAGCATAAGCTGTCCCTCTATCTTGATGAACTGGCTATTGAGTATGAATACGAGCAGGTCAAGATTGAATGGGAAGACTTAGCCTACCGCACCTATACACCAGACTTCGTGCTGCACAATGGCATCATCATTGAGACGAAGGGCATGTTCACTGCTGCTGACAGGCGCAAGCATCTGGCAATCAAGAAGCAGCACCCAGCACTTGACATTCGCTTTGTGTTTGAGAACAGTAGGAGAAAGCTACGTAAGGGTGCTAAGTCAACTTATGGTGAGTGGTGTATCAAGTACGGGTTTAGATACTATGACCGCATCATTCCAGAGGATTGGCTAAAAGAGAAGGGAAAGAATACGCATCCTAAGTTTATTAAGTTTAACGGAACCAAAGTGAAAAGGAGATAGAGCATGGACATTGAGAACATAGAAGATGAAGACTTCGTAATCAGGATTCGTCCAACTGTAAATAATGCAGAGTGGACAGGAGAAATTGACATCTCTATTATATCATCCGCTGGCAATCCTCTTGATGACGAGGGCTATAGTCAGGTCATGCACTTCTGCAAGATGATGTGCGCTACTGTGCCTATCATGGAAGCTGACGAATCTATTCGTAACCTTGTGCATACATATGTAATGGAAGTTGTTGACAACGACAGTGACTATGTGCTAGAAGAAGATGAAGATGTGATTATCACTAAGGAAGATGGCAATGTGGTGCATCTGAGTTTCGGTAGCAAGACAAAGGGGAGTGCATGATGACGGACTATGGTAAGATGATACGAGAGTATGAGGCAAAGCAAGCTGACATGGTGAACAGCCCACCGCATTACAATGCTACAGGCATTGAGTGTATTCAGGCTATTGCCGCAGCTACAGACGATGGATTTGAATACTACCTTCAAGGTAACATCATGAAGTACGTGTGGCGTTATCGCTACAAGGACAAGCCACTTGAAGACTTGGAGAAAGCCAAGTGGTATCTGGACAAGTTGATTGAGGAAGTGATGAGCAATGAGAGTTAAGATTTACATGACAATCGACATTGACCCAGAAGAATACCCCATACCTGCTGATGAGGATGTGGGGCTAGAGATTGAGGACGGCATCCGTGAATACTTCTATGATGTAGAGGGTGCTGAAATCAGACATATGAAAACACTAACGGAGTAAGACACCATGAACAATTATCTACCAACAGACTACCAGAACTTCATTGCCCTTTCACGGTATGCCCGGTGGAAGGAAGACGAACAACGAAGGGAGACGTGGAGTGAAACAGTCACACGATACTTTGATTATATTACTAAGCATCTGGTCACTAAGCATGATTATCAGCTTCCTGATTCACTGAGGGGTGAACTGGAACAAGCGGTGCTTAATCAAGACATCATGCCAAGCATGAGAGCATTGATGACTGCCGGTCCCGCACTTGACAGATGTCATGTAGGCGGTTACAACTGCTCTTATGTACCTGTGGATAACCCTCGTGCCTTTGACGAGACGATGTATATCCTCATGTGCGGCACTGGTGTAGGCTTCTCAGTGGAACGTCATCACATTGAGAAGCTGCCTATCGTCAACGAAGACATGCACGACACGGACACTGTTGTGAAGGTTGGCGATTCTCGTCCGGGCTGGGCCAAG